CGGCGAGTTAAAATTTCCTGGTATTACCCAGGTCCAGGTATCACCTGGAAGTTAACCTTTGTTTCAGCAACCGTGATTAAATCAATTGCGGATACTGGGCAAGTTGTGTTATACCGTTTTGGAATGTCTTAAGAATCTTAGGAGTTTCTACAAGTATGGTATCACCTCTTCTAATTTTGAAATATATATTAGAATCACCTTCGGGCATTAGGATATTTTTAAAATTCTTATCCCATACCCCTTGGTGAAGTGTATCAAGCAAGTAGGCTTTCTTTTGAGACTTAAAATATTCCTCACTTATAACTCCCCATACATGTGTATGAGGTAAAGCTTCCGGTAATGACCAAATGGGTAGAGTTGGACTAACTTCTTCAAGACTTGTTAAGTACATAGTTAACTGTTCAGCATATAAGCCGAGCGGTTCTCTTGTACCTGACTTAGTGTCAAGAAGAGAGCTAAAGGATTCTACGAATAGCATCATAATTGAATTTAAAAGTATATTAGTCAGAATTTCTTCTGCATTACTTCTAGATTTTATTATTTCTGCTACTTTGGGTGAAGTTAAGTCCACAAAAGGAAGTAATTCCAGTGCACTTAATTTACCTTGTAGAATGGATGTAACAATCCACAATCCCTCAAGCCGTTGAAGTAATACCTTACGGTATTTCCTTCTATAACCAAGGTTTGTGAATAGTCCCATCCAACTCGAAACACCGTCGTTGGGTGAAAACCAGCCTTTATCAGCTGCGTTGTTATGTACGGAAACAAGACCAACAGGTCCTGCTTTTAATTCCGATAATAACGCCGTAACTGGGAAAGGAGTCACGTCAATTCCATTCCAGTGAATTCGCTTTGCAAATTCATAGAAATGGGGTGAAACGTGTGTTTTCTCCCTTGACCAATGAACTCCCATACGTCTAATTAGTCTACAGTACTCTAAGGCTACTTTTTGATTACCTAATAATAGGTCATCTCCTAGTAACGCATAGGGTAATGTTTTCCAATTAGTTCGTGTGTTTCTGCAAGCTTTCCATATTATTGCATGGTGAGCTAAAGCAGTAGAGTTCCAAGAAGAATAAGCTCCCATTGGATTTCCAACCTCATATTGAATTTCTCCAATATCAGATTGTAAAGGTTGAGTCATAACTGTTAACCACGCGTCAGCCCTAGGGCCGATACGTGATCTTAATAGCTTATGATTTAACTTAATAGGAAATCTATCAGTAAAGGCCGTAAGGTCGATACTATAATAAATTTCACTATTAACCAACAGAGTCTTATACTTTGTTTGATCAAAGGTGCAATCTTGTGGAATCTTTTTAAGAGCATTAAATAAATAATTATGTAATGGCCTTAAGGAAGTCTGTGAAAAATAGTCAAAAATAGCTATTTCTCGCGTTTTTCCATCCGGATCTGAAAAATATGTAAGTTTTCTTATATATTGATTAGGACCTCGGATTAAGACACTTAAATTTACTATATATCCTTGTAGCAAATCTATATAATATGTTAATTTAGGACCCCCTAAAACCTTTATTGCGTTAAGCAATTCAGGTTTATAGAGTAACCCTAAAAGATCATTTATACAGCATGACAAAGCATGACCGTTAGGTCCTGACTTTGTGCTACGGTGATAATTTGTAAAATTAAGTACACTTGATGGCCGACGTTTTGGATCATACCCTAAAGATTCCCAAAACAACCTGCAATCTTTATACGATAGTGGAAGAGGACATTTTCTTTCGTCCTGCCCAGTTATTGTTTTAAAACTGCAAATAGGTTTGGTACGTAACATTCTTGACAATGAAAGAATAGTTAGTAATAGCTTAATAAAGGTACTACTAAACTTCTCTCCTTGTTTAAGGAATGTTAAGTCTTTATGAATGTGATTCGGAAAGCCGGTAAACACTCCATCAGAAGACCAACTTAATAGTTGA